TCTTCTTCCGGCTCATATTGACTCCTCCTCAAAATGGCAGTTCGCCCTCATCCTCCAGCTCCGAGAACGACTCTCCGGGCTCTGGCGGCAGGCTCTCCTCCGGTGCGTTACCCTCGCTGGGGGCGGCGGCTTTGGCGCCGGCAAAATAGATATTGTCCGCCACCACCTCCGCCGCCCGCCGGTGTGTCCCATCCCGACCGGTGTAGTCCCGGATCTGGAGCCGCCCCTCTACCACAGCCTGCTGGCCTTTATGGAAATACTGCTGCACAAATTTGGCCTTGGCGTCCCAGGCCACCACGTCGATCCAGTCCGTGGCCCGCTCTCCGCTGGCCTTGTCCTTAAAGTCCCGGTCCACCGCCAGGGAGAAGGAGGCCACCGGCTTGCCGCTCTGGGTGTACCGCACCTCCGGCTCATGCCCCAGCCGTCCCATGATCACGATCCTATTGAGCATCGGGGTCCTCCCCCATCTTGGCCGCCGTGCGGAGGGTCATCCCCTCCGCCAGCCAGCTCAGGAAGATCATGGTCCCGGTGGGCAGCCCCTCCTTGATGGGCTGCCCGCAGCAGGGGCACGGGTCGCCCGGCTTTAGCAGTTTCATGTCCAATCCTCCTCCATCCATTCCTCCCGGGTCTTGCCCTGGAGGTACATACATTTTTCTCGCGCGCCCAATCTGGTGCTGTGGCAGCATTGGGGGGCCCATCGATCAAACCACCGCCCGCCGCCGATTCTGTGGAGGGCCGGGGCCTCCCCGAAGCAGTTGCAGCAGGACAGGCCCCGACAGGGCCCCGTGCAGGGCTCAAGCTGTACGAGCAACCGGTCCATGCTCCACCGCCTTCCGCCGCTTGGGCAGTTTGGGGGTCCCGGTGACCTGCTGATACTCCTTGCCCAGGCGCTCCCGGGCCTGCTCAAACCAGCTGCTCATTCCGCACACCTCCCAATGGCCTCCGCCAGGGCCCGCAGGGCCTTGGCCATCCCCTGGGCGGCGGTCTGGTCCCCCCGGCCCCTGGCCTTCAGGAGCATCCCCCGCATCTTGTTGGCCAGATCCTTGCCCTGGTCAAAGAGGACTTCAAACTGGGCCACGTCCTTGTCCGCCCCCAGGGCGGCCTTTTTCTCCGCCCTGGCCTGTTCCTCCAGCTGGAGCCGGACCTGCTCCAGGGCCTCCTCGGCGTTTTTCCGTTGGGCCTCCGCCCGGTCCTTGGCTTCCCGGGCCTTGTCCAGCCTGTCCTGCATCTCGGCTACCGCCTCAGCCCGGGCCCGCTCAATGGCAGCGGGGTCAGTCACCTGCTCCACCGCCACATCCACCGGGCGGCTCTTCAGCTCGCCCAGCTCCTCCTCCAGCCTGGCCACAGCCTGTGCAGCCTGCTCCCGGTCCTCCTGCGCCCCAGACAAGCGGACATTGAGCAGCTTCATGTCCTCCTCCATCTTGGCCCGGGCCTGCTCCGCCGCAGCCGCGTCCGCCTTGGCCGCCTCGGCGGCCTGCCGGGCCTCGTCCCGGTCCCGGATGGCCTGCTCCAGCTGGCGGGCGCTCATGTCGATCACGTTGTGGTCCTCCACAAATCGCTCCCGCTCGCCCTCTGGTAGGGCCAGGAGCATCAACGCCTTGGATGCCCCCAAATCCGACAACGTTGTCGGATTTGACCACTCCCGGGCCAACCGCATAAAGCGTTGGGCGGAGCGCTCCGAAAATTCCACTCGTTCTTCCAGCCAGGACCGCCACTCCCCGTGGGACAGCATTTCCTTGGCCTCGATCAGGCAGCGCCCAATGGTGAGGATAGCCTCTCCGCCCTGGCGCTTGGCCTCCAAAATGTCCCCGGTGATGGTCTCAATGGTCCGCACCTCTGCCGGCGGCGCCATCGTCTGGGCGATAATCCGCCCCAGATCCGGCTTACTCATGGTTCAGCCCCTCCTTTGTCAGCAGCTCAGCCGCCCACGCCCGGTAGTCTCTGGCGGCGGAGCACCAGGGGCTCCACTGCTGGACGGCCATCCGGGCCCAGGAGCTCTCCGGCACCTTGTCCGTCCTGCGGATGACGGTGTCATATACCGGCACCCGCCCGTCCTCCCGGAGATAGGCCGCCGCATCCTCCACCACCGGGGAACGGTGCCACTGGTTGACCAGCACCCCGGCCACCCGGATCTCCGGCCGGATATACCGCAGGCTGTCGATCTGCTCCATCAGGTCGGCCACGCCGGTGGCAGAGCAGGCGTCGGACAGTACGGGGATGATGACGGCGTCGCTGGCCAGGATGGCGGAGACGCAGGCGGCGGACAGGTTGGGCGGGCAGTCGATGACCATCACGTCATAGGCTCCGTCCTCGTCCACCGCCTCCCCCATGTCCCGCAGGGTCCGGTAGCTCCGGCCACCCTCGCCGCCGGCGGCCTCCAGGTCCAGGGCCCACAGGTCCTCCGACGCCGGGAGGACATCCAGCCCCTCCACGTCGGTATGTACCACCAGCTCGTCATAGCAGATAGCCATGCCCCGCATCAGGGCCCCCAGCCCGTCGTACTCCCCCCGTGGGAGCAGGATCTGGGTGGCGTTGGCCTGCCCGTCCGCATCCACCAGCAGCACCCGCAGGTGGCAGCTGGTAGCCAGCACATAGGCCAGATTCACGGCGGTGGTCGTCTTCCCCACCCCGCCCTTTCGGTTGACGATTGCAAATGTTCTCATGGTGATAACTCCTTTGTGTCAATTTTTTGTGAACTCTTCGGGGGTATCCTCCCCTGGGTCCTCCAGCGCTCCAAACTCCATCTGCTTGTACTGCGGCTCCTCCTTGGTCCGCGGGAGCATGATCCCCACGGAGTCTGGCCGGAAGGTCTGGGTCTCGCCACGAAACACCAGCGGGATCTGTCCTGTCTCGCCCTCCTTGTTTTTGGCCACCCGGAGGATACGCCGGCTCCGTAACAGCCCCGGCTCCTCCCGGAAGATGAACATGACCACGTCCGCGTCCTGCTCGATCTGTCCGGAGGAGCGCAGGGAGGCCAGGGTGGGCGGCTTTGGCTTCCCGCCCTCCGGCCGGGACAGCTGGGACAGGGCCACCACCGTGATGTTGAGGTCCTGGGCCATCTGGTGCAGGGCCTTGGAGATGTAAGTCGCCTGGTCAAACTCGGTCTTTCCCGGCGCCCGGATCAGGGTCAGGTAGTCCACATAGATCACGTCGAACCGGTGGGCGAGGGTATAGGCACGGATGTCCTCCACCGTCATGCTGGACGCCCGGATCAGGGAGAGCCTGCGCTTTTTGACCTCGTCCACCTTGCGCTCCAGCTGGAAGTAGTCCTCCTCTGTCAGCTCCCGGCGCTTGATGCGCTGGCTGCTGACCTGGGCCACCATGGAGCAGATGCGGCTGAACAGCTTGGAGGTCTTGGTCTCCAGGGAGAAGAATCCCACCCGCAGTGTCTCCGCCTGGGCATAGGCCATGGACAGCGCCAGCGCGGTCTTTCCGTCCGATGGGTAGCCGCCCAGCACCACAAAGTCTCCGCCCTCCGCCGTCAGCCCCTCGTCCAGGAAGTCTAGCCCCCAGGGCAGATAGCGAGGCGTCCGCTCCAGCTCTGCGTAGAAGTCCAGCATCCCCTGCTCCATGTCTACGCACTCCATGCCCCGCCGGTCCATCATCAGCTCATAGAGCCGCGACACCGGTTCCCGGGCCGTCTCCAGGGTGATATCCGTGCCAGCCAGGGCCAGCCCCGCCCGCTGGATCTCCCGGAGCCGGGACTGCTCCCGGACAATGTCCATGTACTCCCGGTAGTTCTGCGCCGTCGGGGTCTCCCGCATCAAGGCCAGCAGGTACTTCCGGCGGCCTGGGTCCGGCCCGCCCATCTGGTTGAGCACACACACCGGGTCGATCTTCTCCCCTGCCAGGTGCAGGGCCCGGATGGCCAGGAACACCTCCTGCCCCATGGGCTCGGTGAAGTCCTCCGGCTGGAGGTTGGTCATCACGTCGCCCACGATCTGCGGGGAGATCAGCATGGACCCCAGCACGCTGGACTGGGCCAGCAGATAGTCCGCCATCAGTCCCACCCCCATCTCTGGGGCGGCATGGACTGCTCCGCCGGGCTCCCGCCCCTGCGCAGAGGGAAGACTGATTTCCAGCTGTTGGCCACAGACTGGCGGATCAGCAGCAGCTTGTCCACCCGGCGTCCCTCGCTGAGCCGGTCCAGCTCCCGCAGCAGGGTCAGGATCGCCCGCCTGGAGTTGATGGCCTTTTTTGCCACCCGGATCTCGAAGAGGTCAGCCAGCGCCCGGTGCAGCTCCCCGTCCTCCCCGACGTAGGCCTGGAGCACCGGCTTGGCGTCCTCTGCCAGATCGTATTTGCCGGGCTCCTTGCCCCCCGTGGGGGCTTTAGGGGGTTCTTTCTGTTTGTTATCTGGTTTGTTAATTGGTAATGGTGCCACCGTTTGGGGAAATGATTGACACGGTTCGGGGGATTGCATTTCACCGTTTCGTGAAATGCAATCATCCGTTTTGGGGCTACTGTTATCAGAGAAAAATCTCATTGCTAAATCGGATAGGGTATACCACATTGTCCTGTCCCGCCGATCCTCGTTAAAGCACCCGGTCAGTAGTAGCCCATTCTTTTTACACGTGGTGGCAATTCGTTCAATTTGACGCTTGCTCCAATAAGGATGTACCTCGCAGAATGCAGAAATGGAGTTATAAGTCCAATATCTTCCCTCATAAAAATTTTTCTTGTGCGCTTCGTTATACTCTACCCAATGGAAAATATTATGGAGAAAGACAGCCACATCAACTCCATACGCTTCTGCCAAGCTTGGATTAAAATAGTGGTCAGGTCGTCCCATTGTTCGGCCCTTCTTTCAGTACATACTCCATCCCGGCGAAACAACCATTCTCATCAATCATTTGGTGCCTCTCCAAGTATCCGTTTTTCTCCAGTTCTTTGACCGTATTCCACACTATATGTTTGCTCATTCCAGAAGCTTCTA